AGTTTATTTTCTGACTTTTCCTCGAAAGTTTCTTTCTTTTTATAATCATCCGGATTGATACCCTCTAAGTATTCTAAGAAATCATTTAATTGTCTAAGTAATTCATTTTTCTTTTCAATTGGTTCTGTATCTTCTACCTTTTTTATAGTTTCTTTAGTCAAATCTATTAAACTAGGCAAGTTAACAGGATCAATTCTACCCTCAAATTTCTTGAAGTCATGTAGATGAGCAACATTCATTTCTAATCTATTTAGAAAGGCATAAATTGTAACTTTACCTAACATTTTTTTGTCTTCTATATCAAGCTCAGCTAGCGATGAAGTATTTAGAATATCCTCAAACTCGGCTCTCATTCTAGAGATTAATGGCTTCATCAAGACCATATTAGCCCCAATTTGTGCTTTTCTAATAACAGCATTAATTAATCTACCTACTAATGAATCACCCCAAGTAATTTCATTACCCATAGCTCCTGATCCAGGATATGTTTCAAGTATCAATTTATCTATATGATGATCTAACTTCTTTTCTAACTCAAACTGTCTTTTTTCATTTATCTTTTTGAGATAGTTATCTCTACTATTGATATACTTCATGAAATATGAATATTTTTTGTTATATATTAAATCTATTTACCTGATTTTATAGAAATTTTTTTTTATTTAATATTTTACAATCGAAATAAAGATTCCATCAGTTTATAAAAAATTATAAAATTTTTTGTACTCTAAAAAACCGCAAAATTTCATCGGTCGTTAAAATTGTTGAATTTTCTAGTCAATATATACACTAATTAAACATAATTTAGATTTATGGATTTTTTAGAACTAAGGTACGAAGGTAAAACCTACACTACCAAAAATCACATCTTGGAAGTACTATCAAAGGAAAAACTTTATTGGTTGATAGACTCTGAAGTAAATAAAGCAATCATCGAAATACAAAATAATACTGTAATTTGGCATGAGGGTATCTATATGTCAGGAAACTGGCATTATGGTATATTCAAAAATGGAGGATTTTACGGCACTTGGGAAAATGGTATATGGGAAGACGGATACTTTAACGGCGAATGGGTAAGTGGTATAAAAGCTTAACTAAAAAATAATCTAAACTACTATGAGAAGAAAAAAAGAAATAACAAAATCTGAAATTTCAGATTTGTTATACACTAATCAAAAAATCTCTATCTACAGAACAAAAGAACAATGGTTCTTTGAGATTGGTAGAGAAATAACAACAGATTTAGGAGAAGCGGTGGCAATTTTGATGAAGAATAAAGAAGTAAATGAAGAAATCTGGAATATTGAAATAAAAGAATGTGATTCGGAACTAATATCACCAGCTAGAAGTTTATTCTACTTAACTGGAGGTTACAACGAATGGGCGACTTTAGAAAATTATTCCAAACCTTGGAATGAATGTTGTTTAGAATTTCAAGAAGAATTTGGTTTTATGATAACTAAAATCATTAAAAGGTCAAAAAAATTATCAGATGTAAAAAATGGTTTCACAAAATACCTAAATTTACCGGTATTATATGATTACGCACTTAGTAAAAATTTATTAAAATAAACTAAAAAGATATTAAAGTAAGAACCCATCGAAAGATGGGTTTTTTCTTTTTTATATATACTCATATGGAAGAATTTAGGTCAGTTTGTTCTAATCCCTGGTGTAAAGCACAATTCTCTTACACCGAAAGAGATTATATAAAAGTAGATGGTGAACTTAGAGAACCAAAAACTTGCAGAAAGTGTAAAAGTTTTGATACGGAACTAAGTGGTGGTGTAGAATGGACAGATAAAACATATGAAGGACCAAGAGTTGATAATCAACCACATGAGATTAGATATAAAGTAACAAACTTCAAATTATGAGAGCACAATTTTTTGACTTATCAGTATTAATTGAATTAGAAAGTAAGGTTTGGTTAGTTTCAAGAACTAAACCGTCAATACCAATTGTTAAGATTTCAACATCAGAATTTAATCTTATCAAAAAAGGAGTTTATGTGAAGTTTGGTCAAAGAATGAAGATAGGTGGCTCGGATTATTGGTTAAGTAAAGATTTATCAGAAGAAATTAAAATAAAATGTATAAAATCAAACACAAACATATCAGAACTTGTTTTTTCAATGCAAGAATATATGAATCCAAGTATTATAGAGAAATTAAACTATACAATACACAAAGATAATCTTTATAATATTAAGAACGTGGATGATGATATCTATATAATTTGTTCTAAAAACACTAAAAAGAACTATGATTATTTAATAAAAAAATTAGAAGAGTTCTTAGAATCAATTGGACTTAAAGTAAAAAACTACTATTATATTTCAGAAACATACTTCAATAGAAATGAAGATGATATTTGTCACAAAAAGGTTAGATTACTACTTCAACATCTTATAGGATTAAAAACCGAAGGTGATAAATTCATAGACGAAGAAATTACAAAGTATGATATAATTTCCTACTATGATGAATCTAAAGAAGTTATAGAAATGTGTAAAAATATCAATGATACTTTACTATTTTTACAGAAAAACTCAGAAGAATCAATTTCAGAAAAAGTTAAGAATCTACTTAAATCTGATTACACAGAACTTATAGTTAATGAGGTAACTTTCAATAGAGTAAATAAGTTTATTACCACACCAGTGAAAATAACAACTCAGAATATAATTAAAAACTTTGAGTCTTTTAAGTTTAGAGGTTAAGACTTACCAGAATCTTTATCTTTACTTAACATAGCTGTTTTAATCAAATCGTTAAGTTTTCTATTGTCCATGATATCACCCGTGGGTCCACCCTGATTATCAGAAGCCTCATCAGCTAAAGATTTATTTAATTCTGGATTTTCAATTTCATTGAAACCTAAATCTTTTCTTAAATTCTTATAAAATTTCTCAAGATCTGTTCTCTGAGTAGATAAAAACTTAGCATTCTCGCGTATTTGACCAATAGTTTGATTGACTACTTCATGCATTCTGGCTGAATTATCACCATTATCAACTTGTCTTAATTGAGATAAGAAGTTTTTTCGTGTCATCTTAGTTAAAAAGATAGTCTCGGAATAAACCATAGCATCTTCTTTCATTTTATTTTTGATATAAGGATGTTCTTTTAATTGAGGTATATCACTTAAATACAAATCAACTAATGATTCCAAAACTTCCATTGATTGTTGACTAGCAACAGTTAAATCAGAATCATAATCATAAATTTCAATTTCTCCTAAATCAGGCAGATCTTCTGGTCGAGCTAAGTGTTTTGATAAGTCAAAATCACCTCCCTCTGATTGAATTTGATCAAACTCATCTTGAAGTCTATTTCTTTCATTTTCTGTTTTTGACATAAGAAAGTGGTTTTTTACAATATATATTAAAAATTCACCTTCTTTGTATGGCGATTGTAACAACAGAAAGACAAATGGTCTTCACAACTAAATTAGTTGATGAAGCAACAGATAAGATAAATGATGGTATTGTAGTCAAAAGATATCAAAATCCTTGGTTAAAATCAGAAGTTGGTCTTAGAAGGGCTGGTGCGTCATTTAGAATGACACCTGATGAACAACAAGAATATGTTAGATGTGCACTAGATGTACATTATTTTGTAGAAAAATATTGTAAAGTAAAAAGAGAAGATGGATCAGTAGGTTCAATTAAACTAAGAGACTATCAAAAAGAAATATTAGATAACTTTGTAAACAACAGATTTAACATATTGATGGCATCTCGACAAGTCGGTAAAACAATTTCCTCCGCTATTTTCATGTTACACAAAATTCTATTTGATAATGACAAGAACATAATGATTGTTGCTAACAAAGGTGATACTGCCGTAGAAATTGTCGATAAGATTAAATCAATCTATACATTACTACCATTCTTTCTAAAACCCGGTATTAAAACTTGGAATCAAAAGTCTCTAACATTTGAGAACGGGTGTAGAATCAAGACATCAGCTAGAACAAAAACACCAGCTATTGGTTTTACCATTGACGTTCTTTATTTAGATGAGTTTGCTCACATTCCATCCAACATTATAGAACCATACTACACAGCAGCCTTTCCAACAACCGCTGCCGTACAAAACTCAAAGATTATTATTACATCAACTCCAAATGGAATGAACTTATTCCACAGATTATTAACAGATGCTGAGCGACCAGTTGGTGATCCACAGAAAAATAACTATAAACCAATGAGAGTTTATTGGTATCAAGTACCCGGTAGATTTGTAACTTATGTTAGATTGAATAATCATAAATTATATGAAAATGGTTTAGAAAAAGAAGATGTGTTAAACAATATAAAAGAAAAATGGGGTAGTTTAACCAAAATTGATATGGGATATAATATGGATTTACAAAAAGATGTTATATCAATATACAATAATGATGTTTGTTCAGATGAAGAAGTAAAAACTTTACAACTATTAAACTCAAAAGAGTTAGAAATATCAATTAGGGAAATAGCCGAAGTAACTACATGGAAAGAAGAAGCAATAAAAGATATTGGTGGTGAAGATGCGTTTAATCAGGAATATGGTCTAAGATTTATAAACTCCAGTAAATCACTTCTAAACGAAGGTATAATAGAAGATTTATTAAAGAATAAAAAGAACTATGAATTTGAGGAAATATTTGAGTTTAATAAGTTCATAAAATTTAGTTATGAAGGACTAAAATGGGTAGAGGATAATGATTTGTTTGTGCCTGTCAGGAGAAAGGATTATAAAATCATTTTATCTGTCGATATATCAGAAGGATTAGGTCAAGATTACTCTGTTATAAATATGTTTAGAATAACAAATAAACCAAAAGATTTAGTAGAAATTCAGAAACTATCTTATAAATCAATTGTAGACTTCTTTAGACTTGAACAGATAGGTCTTTTTAGAAGTAATATTATATCTGTTAAACAATTAGCCGAACTTCTTTATGTACTAGTATTCGAGTATCTTAATCCAGAAAATGTTAAAATAGTTTTAGAGTTAAATAACTACGGAAATGCTTTACTCGCCGAGATGCCACACGTTTTTGACGGAAATAATAACTATGGATCTAGTGTATTTGTTAGATACAAACACAGAGCAGACTCAACCGAGGAAAAGATTGGTCTAAAAGTAGGTGAAAATAAAAATATGTTGGTAAAAGATTACCAAGACCTAATGTTATCTAAAGGATTCTCTATTAACAATGAAGAAACAATTAGAGAAATCACAACATTTGTAAAACACACCACATCAGCTGGTAACATAAAATACGCAGCTGACGTAGGACATGACGACTGTGTTATGACAATAGTTAACACAACATCTATATTTCCTAAATCCGAATTCAAAGAAATGGTAGATGAATATATGTCTAAATCAATAGATAAAGAAATGGTCACTTACATAAATCAATGCCTATCAAATATTGATTATGTAGAAGGTGTAGACTATAGTCAAGTTTTAAGAGTTAGAAGACAAGTACAGAATCGATATAAGTCTGGTAGTAACTATAACGGCAGTATGGACTGGTTTGGTCGTAAACCTTAACCATTAACTTCAAGAGTAGCAATAAGTCCTGAATGTTGAAGTTTTTCCTTCATCGTAGAGATAGTCTCATAATCACCATACTTAACATCACACTTACCATTAAAATGCACGATGTGTGCGCATTGTGATGCTTGTTCAAGTTCATGACCACAGACCTTCATTAAACAATTGATAACATGGTCAAAAGTGTTATAATCGTCATTATGTAATATAAGTCTAAATGGTTTAGACAAAATCTCATCTACTTTTGATTGAGTTTTTTTCTTAGTAATTGTTGCCATATTTTTTATATCTATTAATTATTAAAAGTTTTTGTTGTTTTGTTTACTACATCTACAATAGTAACTACACAAGGTTGTGTTGTTGCCCATTCCTCAAATTTAGGAAGGTGTTCTTGTCTATCATCATACATAATAAACTCTTGTGGATTAACCTTTTTTATTAAATTCTCAAATAATCTTGTTTTGAATGCGTATGTATCACCTCCGAAATTAAGATAAACTTCGTCAAAAGAAAGATTATGATGATTAAGAACTAACTCTACTTCTTTTCTAAGAGCTTCAATTCTACCAGTGGCTAAAATAAGATAAGCTGAATCATCGATTACCGCTTCTAAATATCTTTGATAAACCCAATCATTCACAGGAATATCAAAAACCTCTAAATCTAAACTCTCTGGTTTAGACCACCAACCGTTATACGGCCATTCTGTTCCGGTTTTCTCAAACCATATTTGTTTTCCATCCTCTGGGAGTGGTGTGTGACATAAAGTGTCATCAAAGTCAAAAGAGATTAATTTATTATATTCCATAAGTACAAATATATATCAAAATTTTAAAATATAAAAGTTGGTAAATAATATTTTTATATATATCAAAAAATAAAAATATTATGAAATTTGATATAAAAACCATAATTATACTAGTTTTATTAGGGGTTTCTTTACTATTTGGATACAAATGGTTCTTTAGTAGTGATCCATCTCTAAAACAAAGGTTGAAAGAAATAGAGGCTGAATATAATGCCTTAGAAGAAAAGAAAAAAGAATCTGACAAAAAGATTAAAGGTCTAGAGATTGAGTTTGTAGATTTACAGAAAAAGGATAAAGCTCTTCAAGAAAAAGTGTTGAAACTAGAATCAGAAATTAAAATAGCTGAGCAAAACGCCACAAATTCTAAAAATAATTTAGATAAAATGAAAAAAGATTTAGAACAGACAAAACACAAAATAGAAGAGTTTAAAAAGAATCCGCCAAACAGAACTGGGGATGATTTATTAAATTCATTAAAAAATAAAACCCAGAAATGAAAAAATTAATTAGTTTATTAGTATTCTTAGTATTTACACTAACACTATCCGCACAATCAATTGAATATCCGAGATATGAAGTAGATTCACTTGGACAAAAGGTAATTGTATTAACCATTGAACAAGCTCAGAAATTAGACAATAATTCAGACCTACTATTACTTTTAGAAAAATATGCTCAACAAATAGCAGAATATGACTCAATATGTGTTAAAACCGTAAATGATAAACAAAAAGTAATTGACCTACAAAAAGTTGAAATAAAAACTCTTAAAGAGAATCTTGCAATAAAAGACAAAGAAATTGAAAATCTACAAAAGAGAGTAAACGAATATATTATAAAAGAAGCTTTTTGGACAGAACAAATGAAATTAAAAGATGAGACAATTGAAATAAAAGATAAACAAATCAGAGGACTAAAAGGTAAAATGATTTGGGGTGGTGTCGGTGGAGGCGTCGCTATTATAGGTCTAATTTTAGGATTGGTACTTGTCAATTAAATTGATAAAAAATGAGTTTTAATACTTAATATATAATTAATAAAAAATATCTAAATTAAAATGAAGCATATTAGAACATTTGAAAATTATCGTCTAAAGAAAAACAGAGAAGATATAATTAGAGAGTCTGTTTTACAGGTGAATGATATATACAAAGTTAAAACAATGATTGATATTCCTCAGTCGTTGATTAATGCGTACGTTAAAAAAGTTAAAGATGATACTGGTAAAAATTTACGTCAGTTTTTTGGTGATGTTGATATCGCTGAAGAAATCGTTAAATATATTAACATGAACAATCTGGATGTTGATAAACTTCCAGGAAACGCGATAATGGGTGGTCCACAAGGTCAAACACAAACACAACCAGAAGGTCAAGCACAAACGCAACCACAAGTTCAAGTTGATGGTCAAGAACAAGCTCAACCACAAGGACAGGCTCAACCACAAGGACAGGCTCAACCACAAGGACAAGCACAAGAAGGTCAAGAACAAGCTCAACCACAAGGACAAGCACAAGAAGGCCAATTTGAAGAACCACAAGGACAAGCTCAGGGACAAGCTCAAGGTCAAGAGGCTCAAGAAGGTCAGGGACAAGCTCAAGGTCAGGGACAAGCTCAAGGTCAGGGACAAGCTCAAGGTCAGGGGCAAGCTCAAGGTCAGGGGCAAGCTCAAGGTCAGGGACAAGCTCAAGGTCAAGAAGAAGAGGAAGAAGGCGAAGAAGAACTTCCAGCTTAATCAAATTAGATATTTTAGGAACCCATCAAGAAATTGATGGGTTTTTTATTTAATATATAGTATATGAGATTTATAAGAACCTTTGAGAGTTACAATGAAGATACT